ATGCCTTTGATTGCCGTCAGGTTTTCGAGTGATTTGCTCGCCAGCGACTCATACGTTGTCAGCCCAGCGTCGCGCAGCGAAATTACGCCGGGAAAATTGTCAGGCAGTTTGCCCGACTTGACCGCGTTGCCCGATTGGGACGATGCCGCTGCGCCTGCGACCGGCACCCAGCCGCCATTCGTATAATTGGCGACTTCGTCAGGATGCACATCGGCTTCCCGGCTGCCACCGTATTGCGGCATTTCATTATCGGGCAGGATCATTCGCACGGTCATCGTAATCAGTGTCCTATGTAAGTGAGACAAGGTGCGTTATAGCCGTGACTGGCTATAACGCACCTTGTTTATTAGCCAAGCAGAATGGCCGCGTGTTCAGGCTTGATGCACGCAACACCCCAGGCCAACGCTACCTCGTAGTAGACCTGGCGGTATTGCTTGTACAGAGAGACCTCAAAGGTCAGCCCCGAACGCGGGTCAGTGATCATCATCCGGTCATCCGCCATATCGCCTTCTTCCGGCAGTGCGGGCGGACGGGCAACCAGCACAACAGCGGAGCGATGGAAGCAGAAATTGGCACGATAACTGTTGCCAACCGCGACCGTGTCATTGTCCACCCAGGCAACGCGGTTGCCGGGGCTGTTGATTGCCAGCGAACCAGCCGACAGCGCCGTTCCAACAACGTATTTGTTATTGGGGTCAACGCTGCCCTGAGTGTTCGTCAGGATGTCGCCCGCAACAATGGTGCCCGAACCCGTATCAACCGCAATCGTGGTCGAACCGACGGCGTAACCCGCACCATTGTTGAGCTGATAGCCCGTGCCGGTGCCTTTCGTGTGCTGTTTTACCTGGGCCGATTCGCGGATTTCCATTCCAAAAATGGGAAGCATCACGCCCTGCCGCAGGAACGAATCGCCGCCGGCCTCGTTGGCTTTTGTAAGCTGCGTCAGGCTGCGCAGATTAACGCCGGCCGCCGTGTCAACGACGAGCTGGATGTCGTTCTCGGGACAGCCGTTGTCCACCAGAATGCGGCGCACGTTTGCGGCGTCGCCCAAAGCCGGAGTCGAACCAAACGGGGCCGTCGCCGCCGTGCCGTACGCACGCGACGCACGCTTGTACAGGTTCGCGATGTCGCCTTCCACCTCATTGCACAGCGTGCGCATCGCCTGGGCGATTTGCTGCACTTTGAGGTTCTGGTAACCGGGGCCGGTGTTGATACCTTTTTGCTCTTCACCGTTCCAGCGAAAAGGCACAGAGCGCGATTTGCTGATGGTGATGGTCGTGTTGCTCAGCGTCTGGTCGCCGCTGTTGGGCGCAGTCACGCCGGGCGTGATGTCGCTCGCGCTGGACGCGGGCGTGATCGGCACGCGAATCGTCTGGTCTTTCGCCGCACGCTCATCCGCCGCGTCCAGCGTGACGGCGGGAATGAATCCCACCAACTCGCGCGAGACGATGTCCAGCGCGTTATACAAGTCAGGTTGCAGATTGGTTAAAGTGTTTGCCATTGTGTTTCAAACCTCATCCGTCAACCGACTTGCCGCCCCCTTTGAAAAATTGCATTCGCTCAGCCGGTTGCATTTGGTCTATTTCAGACCGTGTTTTTGTATTAGCGGTACCGCCACCGCCGTTCGTTTGCTCCGCTCCGCTGCCGCCAATCTGTGACGCTTCAAACGCTCGTCCATAAATCGGGTCAGCTTTCATCGAAGCGACCAAGTCAGCCACGGTTACCGGCGCGCCTTGGCTATTCGCCACGCGCGGGTTCCCGTTTTGATCAATGACCTCAGGAAAGAACTTTCCGTCTTTTTCCTGCACTCGCATCTGTCGCAGCACGTGCGGCAAGAGCAGCTCAGGAACGCCCTTGTGCTGCGCAATCGCCGCCGTGGCTTGCGCCTCAATCAGCGATTGGTGCAGTCCCTGCGTCAGCGTGCCGATGCGTTGTTCGAGCGCCGCTTTTTCAGCCGCAAACTTTTCCTGCAACTGTTTTTCGCGGGCTTCCCAATCGCCCTGCGCTTTGAGCTTTTCCTGCTCAAGCTTTTCGGCGTCGGCGATCAACTGGCGCGCTTTGGCCGGGTCAAGGCCGTCGTAAGTTTTCAATTGCTCGGCGAGCCGCTTCTTTTCCTGCTCCAACGATTTGTAATTCGTCGTCAAACCGGGAAAGACATCGCCCGCGTCGCCTTCGACTTTCAAAACGAAGCCGTTGTCTTTGGCCTCGTACAGCTCGCGTAACGGTTCCGCTACGTCTTCGAGCCGCGCAATTCGTGTTTTCAGCATTGTTGGCCTTCTGGTCTTCTGACCGGGAAAGGGCGATTTGCGCATCGCCTTGCGTCGTCAAACTTCTGTCTAACGCGTCGCAAGTATGTGCGCGTGCCGTGAATTATTTTGAGAGACGCTTTTTCGGCTTGTATTTATTGGGTTGCGCAAGACTTGCGCGCGCGAAAGCCGCAACTGACAGGCTTGCTAAATCGGCTTGAAATTTTCGGTTCCAATGGAACCTTTTTTTTTAGAAGCTCAGCGGGAAGCGAATAGGCCAGTTCATAGCGGGCAGGATAATCATTCGGCCTTGCGTTGGCTTGGATGGCAATTCCCTGCGCGGCGTGTTGGGCGCGGGCGTGTCAATGTCTCGCCATCGGTTTGCCCAGCACGTAAGCCGCGCGCCATCGTCGCGCACGATGTTCAGTGCCGCATCGCCGCAGTGCTCTGCGAATTGGTACTCCCACCAAGTCAGCGGGATGGCAACGCCAGCCGGCACAACGAAACATCGGTCGTAGATGTCCTCGATTGGCGAAGGCGGCTGTCGGAACTGCGCCATTGATGCGAGCGCGGCAAAGTCATCATCAGTGAGAGGTCGTGTGTGTGACGGGTTGCATCGCGTCGCCGGTATCCACGCGGGGCCGGGCGGCAGCGGCTTGACTATCACTGTCTGTGCTGATGCGATAGCCGCGAAAAAGCAAACCGTAAAAAGCAAAATGCGGATACACCTGAGCATATCCGCATTGTTTGTTTGATCGGCTGGTTATTTGGTGGCGCTCATCCTTCCGTAGCGTCGCCGTCAGATTCGCCCAATGAGATAGCGGCCATTTCGCGCGCGCCAACAGCGGGCATCCCGAATACCTGTTCGTTCATCCGCGCGACCTCGTCAACGCTTGCCGTTCCCGCGTTCCACTTGTTCACTAAATCTTGCTTTTCTTGTTCAGTCATCGTCGCCATCCCAACTGATTAAATATTGCGTCAATCGCGCGTGCTATCGGCTCGAATTCGTCATCCTGCCACTGGCTTAAGCCGGATTCCGTCCGTCCCGATTTGCGAATGCTGTCAACCTGATCGAGCATCGCTTTGTCGCCTGACCGCACCGCGATGTATTGGGCATAACTGCGCGCCCAGATTTCCTCGGTCTGGAGCAAGTATCGCACATATTGGGAAGCCACGCGAACCTTTATCGTGTTCCCGAATATGTCCCGGCAATCTATGTGCGTTTCTTTTAGCGCATCTTTCAGCCGCTTTATTGACGGGCTATTTGTCACAGCTTCGTGCCAGCCGCGCATCAGATCTTCGCTGAATTTTGAGGCATATCGCCCAGGCTTGGACATCCCCTGGTGGTCTATGAAGTGCCCGACTTCGTGCGCGAACGTCAACTCTGGGTGGTCGCCGTGTTTGCTCACGGTGATTTCGACAGGTTGAAAGCCTCGCCATCTGTAATGCCCGTGTTCTTTCTTGGACACGGACTGCTTGACTGGGACAGCCGGCAGCTGACCGTCGCCGTGTACCTGGTCAATTAGTCCGGCGGCGCGTTTGACCTTCTTGCCCATCGCTCCGCCCGGCATCCGCAGCGCGTTGCTGACGGACGTGCCTGATGGCTGGGGCAACGGTGATACGTCGGGCAGCGCCATCTTTGCTGCGTTCAACGGCTTCCCTACTCCAGCCGACAGCGGCAGCGAAAGCGCGTCCTTCAGCGACCGCTGCGACCGCGTTTCGCCCCAGCGCGGATGCACGCCGTGATGCACGAAATTGGCGAGCTTCACCTTGCGCGCGTCGAATGCCTCAGCCCCCGCGATGCCCAGCACTTGCCGTCGCACCTCTGGCGTTTGCGAGCGCAACCAGTCTTCGCCAGTTTCCGCCAAACGCGCCACGCGACGCGGCTGCGACAGCCACGGACGCGGCACATAGACAGCCGTGCATCGGCAATTTGGGTGCGAGGCTAGCCGTTCTGTGAGATCGTGAAAACTGCCGTGCATCGCCAGGCACGATGCGCACGTGCGCCGGTCGCGCGCGCTTTGCCACGACCACCCGCCCAGCACTTGCTTGTTTTGCTGCGCCGTCTGATGCGCCGCTTCACGATACGCGCGCAGCGTTTCCGTGCGTGCAATTAAGGCCGCGCGTTGCCGGCTCACGTCGGCAACGGCGCGCAAATCTCTCGTCATCTCCGCGATGCTCCGGCCCGATGCGATACCGCTCACCAACACGTCGCGGACAGTGTTCGCCGTGTCTTTGGCGATGGACTCGAACAGGTCGCGCAGCGGCGATCCGTCTGACGCGAAGCCTTCAAATGACTCGATGGCTCCCGATGGCAAGCGCGCAAGGCTGACAGCCGTTCCCTGCAAAACTGAGGCTTGCTCCACGACGGACAATTCGCCCAGTCGCGCGAACTCACGCTGTTGCTCGGCTGTCAGCGGCGCAGCTTCAGCCCCGGCCGCTTTCAATTTGATTTGGATTTGATTGAGCAGGATTCGCAGCCTGTCGCGCTGATATAGCCACGAGGGCAAGACCTTTTCGCCCGCTTGTTGCGCGGCGTCAATTTTGGCGAGGATGGATTCCAATTCGCGCCAAACGGACGCGTTGACGGTTGAGTATATGCGGCTGATTTCAGCGAGCGCCGCGTCGTCTCCGGCGATCAACGCCGCACGCTGCCGCCGCGCAATCGCATACAAGTCATCGGGCATTACAGGACTCCGCGATTAAACATCGTCGCCGCGCGTTCGTTCGCCGCGTCGGCCACTCTCTGCAACCGCTCCGCCTCAATCGTCGCGTCAAAGTTCGCCGGCAATTGGCCGGATTTAGCAACGACATCCCACAACGTTTCGACGCTGAATTGGCCTTTCTCAACAGCGGAAATCCACGCCGTGAACTGTTGCGGCGACAAGGACATTTCAGATAAGTCCGCACCCAGTTCGATTTTGATTCGCGTCTCTTGCTCCAGGTATCGGCCTGTCCAATAGCAGGCGATTTCGAGCGCGTCCTTAAGGCTGCGCGCCGCTTTGGCGAGGTCTGACTTTTCCTTCAGGTCGCTGATGATTTCGCCGGTAGCTGTCGAGTCCGGTCCGGTGTTTGGAGCGACCAGCAAGGATAGCCCCATTGCCGCCATCCGCTTTTCCAAATCCAGCAAATCTTGACGGCTGGCCTCGAGCGCCGCGCCGCGTGGTTCGGCAAAGTCAACGTGACCGTCCTGACCTACGTCGAAAAACGTGTAAGGGCCAATCGGCTCCGGCTTCTTCGCCTTGTTCTCACGATTGCGGAACCAAAGCACGGGCTGGCACAAGTCGAGATACGTCGTGTGCCGGCTGTAACGGTTGAAGTGCGCCAGCGACAGCAAAGCCAAATCCAGCAGCGGCGGACGCGAGCGCATAAACCCCATCTTGCGACCGTAAACCACGGCGACGGGTATATCGGACAAACCTGTCCTGCCTTCGCTTACGAGCTGGTATTCGTCCTTTTCTGCGGCCTTTTCCCACAGCTCCCACGATCCCGGTCGCAGGACGCGATACCGCAACGATACGACCTCCTCGTTTTTGTCGTTGCGTGACGACGCGAATTCAGTGAGCTTGAGGTATGTCAGCTTGCCGTAAGCAGTGTCCCAATCCGCAATCTGGTCGGCTTCGTATTTTAGCCAATAGGGCCGGCGACCGGCTGCGCGTTCGTCTGCCAGTGTTGCCCCTGGTGCGAGCGCTGGCGGCATATCCACGTAAATCAGCGCGTGACCATCGCGCAACGCCGACGCGAACAGGTCATTCGCCCACACCTGCCAGGCCGTTTGCTGCATATCCACGTCGGCAAGAATTGGCTCAAGCGCGGCGGGTACGTCCGAGGCTTTCGGGTCTTTGCGAAATACCATCCCAACAAGCGCATTCCACGTGCGGTCAAACGCGTTGAACAGCACGGCACGTTTGCGCCGTAGTTCGTACTCGTCCACCAACTCAGCAGGGTTTCGGTGCAGGTATCGCTCGTTGCGCAGCGCCAGCGTGCCTTCGCACACGTCGCGCACGATAGGCCAGCGAGCCGCCATTTCCAGGTATGACTTGTTCTTGCGGGTAATCTTGTTGCCGTCCATAAGCTGAGGATAGGACGGGTTGAAAGGTTATTTCGGCGCGCAAAAAAAATCCGCATCCGGCCTTGCTGCCAACTATTTTGACAGCAACATCTCGAACAGGCGCACCCACGCCACAAATGCCACGCTGACACAAACTACTAACAATGCTTCCATCACGGTTTCAAGAGTGATTTTCATACCCTCATTTTATCGCAGTATTCGTCCCTGTTGCCAACTATTTTGACCGAGCGCAATTTCGTTAAACGCTGAGGCTGCGGCGTCGCACTGGTCAACGTACTTTCCGCGCGGGAATTGGCGCAGCTCTTCGATGAATGCGCGCGTCCAGTCGCCCGCAACCAGCTTCACATTGCCCGCATTGAGCTGAGCCGCAAACGAGAAGGCGCGCGTTTCCTTGCTGCCCGTTTGCGGTTCGGCTTTTGCGCTGTAACCTGCGAGCATTTTGATAAGCTGTTCCGCTTGGTCTTTGCCCGCCTGCCCTGGGTCTTGCGGCAAGTAGATTGTTGTTTCCTGTCCGTCCGCGCGCGCCGTTTCGAGAATGACCTTGCGCACCTCTTCCGCGCTCCATTGTCCGCGAACGACATCGGCAACCCAATATAGGCCGCTCGCATCGCTAGCCATTTTTACGCCGACGGTATACGCGCCGGAGTCTTTGGACGCGGCCAAGTCCCACGCACGCACCCAGCGCAAACCAGCCGGGGCAGCCGGCTGCGTGGCGAGTTCGAGCACTTTGAAAAAGACGCCTTCCTTCGGCGAAGGTCGCTGCTGGAACAACGCCTCGAAGTAGTATTCGCCGATGGTGTTTTTGATCTTGAGCAGCTTGTGCTTTGGCCTGCGTTCAGGGCATACGGCTTCGCCGGGTTTGCGCCAATCAGGTTCAAGCGTGATAGTTTCCGGCCAATCGAACGGCACTTCGTCGGCAATGGCTGGCAAACTGACAACGTGCCATCGCTCAGCGTCCTCAAGGTCGCCTCCTTTGACCGCCGCCCGTTCCTGTTCCAACAACCAGCCCGACAGGTCAGCTTCGTGCCAGCGCGTTTGCAGCACGATGATGGCGCCGTCCGGGTCGGTGTCTGACCAAGGCTCTTCGCGCGTGTAGAACGTTGAATTCCACCAATCTTGATTGCGCTCCTGAATTACTTCTGATGCGGCTTCTTCGGCGTTCTTGACGGGGTCGTCAACGATTAAACAATTGTGGACGAGAATGCCTTCCGCAAAGAAATTGCGATTGTCTTTAACTTGGATGTCATAGACCGGCTCTTCTGAATCGCGTAAGAACGTAACTGAGGAAACGGCGTCGGTCGTCCAGCGTCGGTCGTCTTGTGATGATGTCCATGGCATTTCCAGCAAAGCGTTATTAAATTCATCGCCAGATTGTTGGACGGCTGATGGTCTATGTGATGAATGACCAGTCTTGACTGTGTTTGATAGCCGCCTGTTTTTAGTTTCCGGCGCGTCATCTTTTGGCCGTTTTCGGCCCCGCAAACTACGCACCTGTGATTGTCCCGCTCTAAAACCACTGGTCGCATTCGTCTGAACCATTCGGCATAACTTTGACCGTTCCTGTAATGGCTGTTGCCCTTGCCTCTCATTCTGAGGGAATGAGCGAACCGGCTGCAATCCTTGCCACAGAAGCGCGTTCTGTAACTGCTCGGACGAAACTTGTTTCCGCAATAATCGCAGGAAATATCTGGCAATCGTCGCCACAATTCCGAGCGCGACGGGCGGCAAGCGTTGCAATAACGCCGCCGCCTCTTTTCTACAGGCTTCGCGCAGACCTGACACGGACGCCGGTGCTTCACAGCATGATGCTTTTGACTGCAACTCACGCCGCAATAAAACACCGTGCAGCCCATCCCAAGCGCTTTCTCTATTTCGTACCGTAGCCGTGAGAATTCGACGCCACAAAATTCGCAGCGCAAACGGTAATGGATCGTCTTGGCCTTCAGATGGCATCGCGTGCAAGTCGCAGTCCGCGTTGTAGCCGTGCCGCACATCAGACAGTTCTTGAACTGGCGCGATTTGAATAACAGTTTCCCCAGGTACAAGAGCTGCGGCCTCCTGGTAACCGCGTTCAATGCTATAGACAGGGTGGTCGGAAGTGCAGCGAATTCTACGCCCAGAATTGAAGACGATTTCGACAAGAGGCTTTGCGGGTCTAGCAATTGCGGCGACGATTGGCTTCCATTCGAGTGCTTCCGTTTCATGATTGAAAGATAGGACTTTCGGCCTGCTCTGTAAACGGCAAAGGGTGTCAATTGAAATAGAACCTTGCTCTGTCAAAACCATCGTTCCGGCAGGAAAACAGTGGGCGCCCTTGCCAGTTGCCGGCCCCCCGACACCTGCCGCCCATAGTCCGCCGCCGTAGCCAGTCTCCCAATGGGTAACGGCTGACGCCTCGCGCGATACTTCGCCAGTCGCAAGCCTGTAGTTTTCGCGGGAGTTGCGGGAAAGCGTGTTGGCCAGGTTGGCAGAATACGAAGTCAACCCAACCCAGCGATGCGGATACAGGTAAAGAAAATACGACGAGAAAAGGCGGCTGACGATCTCGCTTTTGCCGATGCGCGGCGGCATAAAAATCATCACGCGTTTGCGTTTGCCGTCCGCTACTTCCTGCAATACGCGGCAAAGCACGTTGCTGTATTTGTAAAACTTATATTTCGGGTTGACCTTCTGGATATACTGCCGGAATGTCAATGGTTGGCGGTTCGGTTCCCGCGTTTTGCTGTCCGACGCGTGCGGCGGTTTGTGCAGCGCTGAGAAGTTGAACAACCCGATCGAAAGTGACGGAGTGGAGCAAGGCCAGTTCATCGCCTGCAAGGGATTCGAGATAGGTTTTACTCCCGGCAACTTCAAACTGAGTGGCGAGGGCTTCGATCCCCTTTTCGAGCGCATCGGTTAATCGTTCCTCAAATGATTCGCTGCGGCGCGCTGCAATCATCGCCGCTTGCTCCACTGTCAGACGGCGCTTCACGTCCAGCACCGTCCCGAAATGCACATCCAATTCCCGCGCCGTTTCCTTGATGCCCTTGCCCGCTAGCAAGTGCTGGAATATCGCCGCTTTCACTTCCGGCGGCGAATTCGGTCGCCGTTTGTATATCTTCTCCGGCATAGTCGTAGTGTCTCTTTTTGTGGCCCACGTGGAAGCCGCCGCAAAAGTCGCAACCGTAAACCACCATCCCGCGTTGCGTGCGCCGATTGCCAGTGCGAAACAATGCGCGGGAAGCGGCGCGTCGGCTCTTATGGCGCAGCTTGCGGCGACAGGTGAAGTATTCGCGCGTTGACCACGTCATACAAAAAACAATTGGCGCGCGCCGTGCTGGTCGCTGCCAGCGTGTCAATCCCCTAGAAGCAAAAAGAGCCGTAGCGCACGCCAAACCGTTAAACTTCCACGCCCAGCTTGGCAGCGATTTTGAACACCGCGTTTTCGATCAACCGCTGCCGCTGTGCAACGTCCGCTTTCCATTCTTGCGTCACGTGTTTGTCCGCATCGCCGGTGTGCCGCCGCTGTCGGTCGTCAACCTTCTCAAGCGACGCTTCGATTTCTTCAAGTTTTTTATTCATCGCTGTCAACTGTAAGTTGATCGGTGCGAGATAGAGCGAAAACAACGTGCCCGACGCGCCCAACGCCCCAACGACAATTCCGATTGCCAGATTCCACTTTTCCATTCCTGTGAGACCTCACCATTGGCACAGCCAGGCGCAGCGTGCCTTCTCAAGTTATTTCCAAATTGCCCGCACCAGCACGGGCAGCAACGCGAAGCCAAGCTGTGCGACTGGCTGCGCCATCAACGATGCGACCTTCCCATTCGGGCGACTCGGCACCAACTCCGCAAGCATCTCAGCCTGCTTAGCCCATTCGTCGCGCTCACCTTTCACGATGGCGAGCTGTTGAGCAAGGTTGTCGTGTGCCTGACGCCATTGTTGCGAGGCCGTTAAAAGCTTCTGCACTTGCTGCTCGGTTAGCGCTAACCGTCGTTGGCACTCTTCCAAATCGAGCTTGGTTTGCTGCAACCGACGCACGGTCTCGGCATCAATACATTTGAGCCGCTGCCCGCCGATCTGAATCAGCCAGGACTTGTCCTCAAGCTGCTCAGGGATTGAAACGGACGGCTGGGCCGACGCCTTAAAGCCGACTGCGCAGCAAATCGTCATCAGAAGCGTTTGCCAGAGCAATGTCCTTTTGAGCGGTTTCTGCTCGCAAGTCGCTTTTCTGGTATTCGATGCTTCCATAATCCCTTTCTGCCGATTCGGCGCGTTCTACGGCGGCGGCGCGATTGCCCTCAAGCTCCGCCAACCGCCGCTCGTTCTCTTCGTGGCTCGCTTTGAGCGTCGCCATCGCACGTTTGGCCGCTTCCAGTTTCGCGGCTGCGTCGGGGTCAAGGTATTGGCTCAACCAGTCGCGCAGCCACGTTAGCGCGATGCGGATGATTACCTTGACCACGGTTCCTCGGCTTTCGTGCCGTCTGGGTTGTGCCGATGCGCAATCAAACCGACTACGGCTTGCAACGCTGCCAGTCCGGCCAGCACCAGCGGCCGCCATTTTTCCGGCACCAGCGTTGAGACCTGGTTGGCTACCTGACCAATCATCAGACCGAGCTGCAAAAGGATGTTGAGAAAAAAGCTCATTATCGTTTCTCCGTGTAAATATGCACCAGCCACGCCAGCGCGGCCCCAGTGAGAACGCCCGCCGCGTAGCTGATGAGTTGAGAATGCGCCTGCCACAAACCGGCAGACGCGCTTGAAATCGCCGTAAGAATAGCCGTCGCGCTGTATTTATTTTTTGCACGCTCTGCTGTGCGCGCCGCGTGCTGCACTTGGCTCGGCAGCGGCGCCATCGGTTGGACTGGCGTGACTTCGGTCGCCGGTCGCGTGGATGCTTCCGGCATCGCCGGTTGAATAGGCTGGACTGAGGCCTCTGGCCGCGCAGCCGGTGAGGATTCCTGAATCAGTCGCGCAAACACTTTAGCTCTGGCCATCACGTCGCGCGAATAGTTCTTGCCGGTCGTTCCAGCGTCTACATCGTTACCCTTGCTCACGTGGTAAAGAGCCGCACGCCATCCGCAGTTATAGCCGGCGATGACGACGCGCCAGATGTCCGCGTTGCTTAGATGCGGCGCTGTGAATTGGCGCGCAATGCCCGAGCTAAAGCGGACAGTTACTTGCCGGCCTTGCGATTGTTCGACTTCTCGAAAATTGCGCACCAGTTTGGCCGCCGTAAAATCGAAACACTCTGCCGCGTTACGCCAGCGACCAGACGCGACGAAGTCAGGGTACGAGCGCCGGTCAGCCTGCGTCAGCCCGTATCCGTTGCCGTGGTCGCCGGGAACGTTGAGATATTTAGGGTCAAGGTTTGTTTCGCGGGAGCCGATGGCGAGGAGCAATGGCAGCGATACGCCGCGGCGTTGGGCGATGGAGTGAATATCCGGGAGCCAACCCAATTTCGACGCTGTGAGGTACTGCCGTCTCAGTTGGTCTTGCATAGGCGGAGTGTATGCAGGTTCCAGAGGTTATTTCAGGTTTTCAGCCAGCCAGTCCACCAGCTCGCGTGCGCGTGCGATGTCGCCGGCGTCCAGCGCCTTGCGCAGTTGATTCAGTGTCGTCTGTACCGCTTCTCTCAAAAATGCGGGCATAGTCAATTCTCACTTAGGGCTTTTCAGCGTCTCAACGGTCAGTCGGTATATTTTGCGCGGCCTGCCGGCGCGGGTGTCGCTTTCGTGGATAACGGATTCCGTGCGCGCCTCGATCAGGTTGACTGCGGTCAGGTGTCGCAGCGCCGCGCCTGTCTCGGCATAGCTCAATCGCGTTTGTTTGCAGATGTCTTCGGCGTAGGCCGATCCGAGTTCGTCCAGCGCGCGCAGCACGCGACTGTGATGCGGATGCACGCGGCGGAAGGCGTGCGGGTGCAACTCCTTTTGCGCCGAGATGATTGAGCGCACGTGCGCCCGCATATACGCGCTGACGCTCATTTCGCCGAAGAGGGCCAGCGCGATTTGGAATTCGACGATCTCCGTGGGTTTCAGTCCTGAAGTTTTGATAAATCGTGCCATAACTGTGAGACGGTTGGTTCCGGTCGGATTAACGATTGGTTATTCTCAGGTAATGAGCGATTAAAAGAGCGTCTACGATGCCCTTATGAGACACTTTGGAACGCTCCGTGGCAAGCAAATTTACATCGGGAAACAGCCGGCGGGCGGCGACTTCGGCCATCGCCTTTGAGTCTTTTTGCTGTTGCCCTTTGACTGATTTGTAAATCGGGCTGACGCCCTCGAGCGCGACTTTTTGCCAGGCTTGCGGCTGAATTTTGACATAGGGCCATCCGCAAGCCTGGACGACGCCCTCAATGATTCCGCAGCCGAAGCCGAACGAGAACATTGAGGTGACGCCCTGACCGGGCATTGCGCCGACTTTTTCGATGCCAATGGTTACGGATGTTGAGCTGGCGACGGCGCCGATGACGAGGGAGCGGATGGCCGCGCCGTCTATCCCGTCGCCGATGAGGGGCATTGGCCATACTTGCGGGTCGCAATGCGGGTGCAGGATGGCGATGCCGCCTTCTTTGCCGGGGTCAATTCCGATGATGAGTTTGCTCATTTGTCGCTGTCCTTGTGCATTTGAGCCGTTTCCGGGCTATGAATGGTTATGAATAGTTGATGAATAGTTTGATGAATAGTTGATAGAGGCTAAGTCCTTTGTTTATACCAACTATGAATAGTATGAATAGTTTTTGCCAGAAAAAGACTCTTCTATATACGCTATATGTATTAATACATACACAATATATGCCTTTCTCATGCGTATTTTTCAAAAAACTATTCATAACTATTCATACTATTCATTGTTGGTATGAATAAAGGACTTACAGATTATGAATGGCGGTTCAACTATTCATAAACTATTCATCAACTATTCATAGGGCGAAAATTTCAAAGAGATATTTTGCCATTCGATGCCGCGCATCGTGTGACGCTTGCGGCAGCCGTGTCCGTGCAGCCGGCGGCCAAAAGTTGTCTGCGAAACGGG